ATGCTATCTCTTAACATTATTTTCCTCCTAGTTTATAAGGGCTATGTTAGCCATATATGCTCCGATTGTCAACGTCGGATAGTGAAAGTCTACCACAAAACCTGCACCGCTTGTGTCAGGATATGTAATCAGACCATCGTTCATAATAGGTTCGTTAACCAAACCTGGCGCACCAATGGTGCCTGTATATGTTTCGTACCTTGTGCTGTCAGCACACTCGTCACTGTAAAGTCTATATGCATTTACTAAGCTATGCACGTTACCTAAAAGGTCATCATAGCATGGTACGTCTATGTTTCTTGGGGTATGTATAAACCCTGATTCACCGTCAGACATGAATACTTGACTAAGAGGTCTTTCTTGACTGCCTAAAGTATGTGTAGTTACAATACTATCTCCAGCAGTTACTGAATTAGGCTGATTCTTATTATAAATAAATGTATTAAGCAAAGACGCCATTGTAATATCACTGGAAAGTCCTCGACCCGGAGTTAAATCGACAACATCACTCATAGTTACATCGTCACCTGTTATCGGTTTATTTGGCTGATTGACGGGACTGCTTGCTGCAGTGACATTAGAGCCCGGCGCGGTAGTCACGCTCTTCACGTCAGAACTTGCTGCTGTGACTGTGTCGGGTACACTCTTCCCAGGACCCATCACGACAACATCAGCCGCTGTAACTGGGTCAGGGTCTACATCATCGTCACTCATGTCGAAGTCAACCGAAGAAATGAATATCTTAGTGGGCACTGAACTCATTGTTACATCAGACCCTAATATCTTTTCAGGCTTCAAAGATGGAGAAGATGCTATCGTTATTGTTGATGGTATTGCTGGATTTATAGCCTTTGTAGTAATGGTGTCTCCCGCTGTTACTGTATTAGTTTTAATACTTGTAGGGTCTTTGACTACTACTTCAGCAACTACTACTTCATCAGCTGTAGTACTTGTAGAATTAACAGCGAGGCTATCTGCCGCTGTAACTGTATCATCTGGCACTGATTTACCTGGTTGGATACTAGCAACATCTGTTGCTGTAACAGGGTCAGGGTCAACATCATCGTCACTCATGTCGAAGTCAACCGAAGAAATGAATATTTTGCTAGGTACCGAGTCTACTGTCACACTGGATGCTAAAGCTGGTACCGTAAGATTCAGTGAAAACGCATCTGATGCGACCAGTGATTCCGTTAGACCTTTCGATTGTACAACAGTAGCAACATCAGTTATTGTAACTTCTTGTGTCTGTAATGGTATTAAAGGAGGTAAGTATACTGATACACTTATTGACGATTCAGCTGCTGCTACTGCTGTTATAGAAGGTTCACTCTTAGCATATGATATGCTTGGTACTGAGGCTGAAGCCGATGGAATTGAATCTAATGACTGTGTAAACTTTACGTTCACTAGAAATTTTCTCTAACTCTAAATCGCAATGTATCATACACTGTCTGTATGCTACTATTGTAATCTACGATTATTTCTCCCTCATAAGCTCCTGCAACGACATCTAATATACCACCTGAAAAATCAAACTGAACTTTACCTGTCGTACCACCACTTACTTTTGTAGTTGAGATAGTTGATAACAATGTTGTACCACCCCTAGCTCTAAATTTAACTGTAACTACGGTCGTACCTGCTGATAAATCTATTGCAGCAGCTGTAACATCATCAGTTAATGTCAGAATTATTACTGGCTTTTCGTCGCCTTTTACTAATCTAATTACATCAGCCATAGTATCCTCATGCTAATGGGCGCATCTCAACTGTCATGGATGCTCTTGCCGCACCTAGATTCGTTCTTGCTCTGCGCTCCGAAATCTTAAATGAAAATTGTTTTGCATGATATGTCGCTAATTTTGTATCACTCCAATCTTTACTAGGAAGTACAAGAAGATGTTGTAAAGCACCATGCATGATTACATTCTCCAGTTCATCCAATACTGACTTATCCATTTTAGTAGCTGTGCGTAAAGGCTTCAAAGCGACAATCATCTTAAGGTCATAATTCACTGCATCGTCTGGAACAGGCGCAAGAACGAAGTTATCAGCATCAAACTGGGTAATGTATCTAGGCTCTGAGCGCTCATCTATCGTAGCTTCAGGCCATTTTGGTTGTATATCATGTAAGTGTTCAAGAGTGACGGGTAAAAGTCTACGACCATTTACTGTCACTGTTATAAACGCATGCACTTCTGCATCAGTAGGTGCGCTATACGCATAATCATAAGCACCGGGGGTTAATCGTAATAGGGGCTGTTCATAACGCCATGATAAAGTTCTTTCACATGCTTCAATCGCTGCATCACGAACATATTGCTCAATGATAGGTGTTGGACATCCTGGCACGTTTGGAGCCAAACGGGATACAACTGTACTAAAATCTCGTGTAGCCATTATTCAACTCTCTCCCTCACTTCTGTACCTGAGTCCTCTGTATCAGTTATTACTCTACCTCTAAGACTTACACCTAACGCCTGTGTAAAGGACTCATGGAACAACTTAGCCCTGCCAGAATTGACATGTTCATTATCGACAGACTCTGCTAAGAATACTGTAGCATCTATCAAGCAAGGAAAATATGCATCCGGTATTAAAGTAACTGTTGTTACAGCGTCATAAATAGGAGGAATCTGTGCATATTCTATATTCAACTGCTGAGCTGCTGGAGATTTGGGGTATATAAAGAATCTATTGGGATTACGAACATGCCGCATCCAGTTCGTAGCTGCTGCTGCTGTGTCATTCATCCATGCCGGAAGTGACTGGTCTAGTGTTTCACGGTCTACTTCAATAACACCATCACCACCTACTACTGAGTAAACTTCGATAATTCGGATTGAATCTGATGGAGCACTCTGTAATACTGCATCAGTTACGCAAGTTACTGTACCTACGTAAGCAAACAAATCAGGTCGCAATACTGCAATCCGCTTTAATGCTTGATTAGCAAATCCTAAAAGTACTGTGTCAGAATAACGCTGCGGCGAATCAATGTCTTGCAGAATACGTCTAGTCTCAGTAATTACATCATTCAATATCATTTAGGCAACCCTTTCGATGCTTCTGCAGCTAATTCTACAGGAGTTGAATCAGGCTGTTCAGGTATTTTCTCAGTTGTCAAATCCATCTTAGCCTTACGTGTTTCTTGTTTTTTTGGGATATGTTTCTCAGGGAACGCAACCTCTTCAGAAACCTCCTCGCATAATTCATTCTGGGCAAGATATTTATCCCAGCCGTAAATTGTGCCATCTACTTTATGGCGCAACCATCTTCTTTGCTCTTCCACAATATTCTCCTTTAAAGAAAAGGCGGGGGACCTAAGTCCCCTACCTTAGTTTAACTTAAGAACAATCTGCAACAACTGCCCACAAACGCATTACTGCTGCATCAGCTGCATTGATGGTTTTAATATCAATTGTATCAGCTGCTGCGTAGTATTTACCGTTTGAGTAACCTGTAACAGTGTTTGGTGCTGCTTCTGCTAGTACCAAAGATGTAGAGAAAGAACCGACAGCATTGCCAGCTACTCCATCTAAGTACCCATCAACATCACTTCCATCACCAACATCTATAGTTAGCGTACCACCTTCTGCTGTAGTTACGTCAAGTCCCACTGCCAAAACCATAGTTTTAGCTGGGATACGTAACGCCTCCAGAACGTCGTTGCTACCTAGAGCTGTTAAGCTCGCTGCTGCACGGTCAGTAGTAATTGTTGCGAAGTTTAAAGTTACTTCTAAAACGCCGACTTTATTTACGCCCGAAGCAACATGAGCTGCCGCTGAGCCAAAGTTATAGCCTGCGCCGTCGTTATATGTAGCCATTTCAACCTCCTATTATACTGTGACCACGGACTGACACAACGCTTCGCCTTTAGTAACCTTATAGCCGTATACTTGTAGACCACGGATAATGTTGCCGAATGTTGATTCAGAACGTAGAGTTTCAAGATTAGTCATCTGCGATGCAAATGTAAATCCCATCTTATGCCCAGCGATAAGGTCAAACTCACTACCTGTCTTCTTAATATTATGACTGATATATACTGTAAATCTATCAATCATGCCTAAGCGACCGTTACGTAGTGGTGATTGACCATCACCTGTTATAGATGCATCCTTAAGGTCAGAAGTCTTGATGTGAGCTCCCATCTTCGCTGGAATGACCAAGAAACGGTCACTCTCAGGAGAGTTAGCTTCATCAAGAACCAGACCCATGTTGATAATATGCTCGATAACATTAGTTTTAGTTAGAGCAACTGGAGTACCAGCTACACCTACATTAATATTACCTGAGATACGACCAGCAGTTGCGCCTTTATTGGCAGCAGC